TCATATCTGATGCTCCCCCAGTTTGTTCTGTACTTTTTGCCTAGCCCGATGCAGCCTGGATTTAACCGTGCCGGCCGCAATCCCCAGCAGCTCGGCAATCTGTTGAATCGGCATATCATAATGAAGATCCAGCATCAGCACCTCTCGGAATTTAACCGGAAGCTCCATGATGATATCCCAGATATCGTCCGTGTACTGCCTGTCCAGATACTCCGTCTCCGCCGAGGTGCTGTGCCCTGCCGGTTGAATCCGATCCAATAAGGTTACCCGCCTTAGAAAAAATGACTTCTTATGCCGAAAAGCCGTATGCCGCGTAATCGTAAGCAGCCAAGTTTTCAAACTGGATTGTCCGCGAAAGGTATGTATGCCGTAATAAGCTTTGATAAAGACTTCTTGAGCAATGTCGTCCGCAAGCGCGTGCTGCCCCGTCAAAAAGTATGAGTAATTCCAGATCTCACTGCCGTAATGCTCCATGATCGCGTCTAACGTGTCGGTATCCATGGAAGCCATGTGCTTTACGTATTCGAACTCCAACCGATTCACCTCATCCAATTAGAGTCCAACTCAGGGCGAAAAGTTCCCTTTTATTGAAGAAAAATCTATCCTTCCCGCAGCGAGCATGACTGTCATTCGCAGGTGCAGTCCGCACCCTCCGAGAGACCCAGAATTTCCATAAATGTTCTAGCAATATTTTCCTAGTTCTGATAGACTGGAATTTGTCATTATATCTCAGAATTGGGGGAACCGTGTTGTTGAGAAAAAGATTTAGTTTGTTGCTTGTCGTTGCTATGCTGCTTGTTTTTGGATCGGCCTGCTCGAGCGGTGAACCGGCTGTAAAGCTGGATGATGTGGTCGCCAAGCTGAAAGAAGCCGGATTAGAGGCGGAGAATGTCAAAGATCTTGCTGCAGATGATATGGGGATTGCTCCTATGAAGTTCGAGGAAGGCAAGCGGATCGTCGTCCCTTCGCTCGGAGAAGATGTTGGAGGCCGACTGTTCGTGTTCAAGAAGAAAGCGGATATGGAGGAGCTGAAGAGCTACTACGATGAGCTCGGCAAGACCTCCGCCATGTTCTTCTCGCATACACATGCAAAAGGTAATGTACTCATTCAAATGTCCGGTGATATGGAAGCTTCGGAATTTGATAAATATAAAGAAGTGATCGACAGCCTGTAGTTAGAAAACACTGCAGCTGGACGAAGTGCACCCTCTAGATTAGCCGTTGGAGAAACGAACTCGTATTCATCCGCTGCATTCCGGAAGGGTGCATTTCGTTATAAAAATCGGAGCAATTTATGCTCTGGATCAGGAAGCATCCATTCCAGCCCCTTTTGCCGGGCCCCAGGACAAAACGTTATCCATTCGGAAAATCCTTGGTTGATTGGTGTTTAGACACGTCGCACGAATCAATTTATTTCTGATACCCTGCAGCTTAATTTTACGATGTGTAAGCTTCCCTTCGCGATCAATGTAAATGATCTCAATTACATTTCCAATGTACTTTTCCATCAACCCCCGCCTCCAATACAAGAACATTCGTTTGTATTATATGCGAACATTAGTTCTTGCATCAATGTTATTTTTCTCCAAAATAACGGAGTTGTCCGCTCCGCCATAACAACGACTGCACACAACAGTATCAGGAAATTGTACATATGATATATTTTGCCATAAACATATTCGGGCCCTCCCCAAACCGGATCACTGGATTGTTCTCTTAGCATTATACATACTGGGCATATCTTTTTTGATTTTGGCGAAACGCGATTGATGCCGATTGTTACTGGATCGATTGGTATTGGGTTCTTTGTATGTATTCTTCTCTATATGAATATAAAATCGGAGAAAAAAACAGTCGAGGGCCAAAAAAATAACCCTGCATGCAAAATAGCTACCGAGTTCTTTTATCGATACCAACTCACTGACTTAAAAAAAAATGAGAATTGATGATCTCACTGTAAAATAGTTTCATGGGTCCCCTGCAGTTCAGTTATCGGCGTACAGTCTGGGCTGCCCCCTACCCGCGCGCACCGGCGTTCATGATTTTTCCGAGGCCCTCCGATGGATGGATATGCCGTCCAAGCTTGGAATTGCCACAAGGTATAGAAAACAGATTCTCTAGGTGCGGCGTTTTGGGGCACTCCCTTCGAAATATCCTCTTTGAATTAAATTGACCCAAACAAAAAATCCCCCACGCCATACGGCGCAAGGGATTCCTCTATTAATACATGGTGATGTACTGATCGCGTTCCCATTGGTGAACTTGCGTGCGGTTTATGGTTATCGCTTATAAATACGCTTTTTTCTTCTATTATACAAGATGTTTAGTGCGTTTCTGAAAAACACATTCGTTTATATTCATTAACCTTTTCTTCTATTTGGGGGCACTTCGGGGGCAATTCCGGGGGCATTTTAGTTAAGCACTAAGACTCTAAGGAGTCGAGGTGCTTTTTTTGTTCCAGTTGCTTTATCGAAATATTGCATTTATCATAGAAACATACGTTCGTATAGATGGAGGCGTGTTAGATGAGTATAGCGGAGGCAATTACAAACGAAGACCGTCACTATGTAAAACGATACATTATATTACCCATGATCATAACGGCATTTGAGCGTGATAGCCGGTATATTGAGGAGCAGCTAAAGACACCCGGGCCATATGTGGATGTAATCAAGGGAGCAATTGATCGGGCTCACAAGGATTTGATGGATGTGAAGAAGCATTTTTGGATTAAGGGGATAAAAGTGTACGATGAACAGTCAACCGAGATCGGGAGAAAAGCGAAGTTTATGTGTCGTGGGTATACATCATTTATTGAATTGAGATGGGAGTATATAAGAGCGGAAGCTTCTATAATGATGCGTAAGTATCTCGGGTTGGATATATCGTCTTTTTACGATCCTACGCTGCCGAAGGAATTGAAGGAGAAATATTAAAAAAGAAGCCCCACCAGCGCGTAGCATAGCAGGGCTTCTCTTACCGATGCTTTCGGTTTTGTCATCATTATAATGCATTTGGGACATATTGTAAATTACTTTTCGGAAATTGTTGCTGTCTTTGTTTTATTGTCCCAGGATACTTTATCACCCCGGGCCTCTGCAACAGCTCGCAATGGGACATACACCGTACCATCGATTAGTTTTCCGTCTTTGATCTGTTTCCCGTAAGCTTCCACGGTTACTTTATCATTCACGACAGCAGAGCCCCCCTTCTTCATCTCGTTCAAGCGACCTTGTACAGCGGCCTTAAATGCATACCACCCTGACCATGTGCCGCCATCATACATAAGGCGCGGACATATCTTGCGCGACCAGTCCCAATGTCTGCGCAGTCGATCCACGCCCCAACCTCGCTCCATCAACATCTGAGCGACTAACGTCACTGCGTTATCAATTGTCTTGGCGTAATTTCCACTCTCACAGATTTCAATGCCGATCGATGTCCGGTTACCACTAGCGCTGCCGCTACCATCACCAGCATGCCATGCATTTTCGTTCAGTGGAATGCATTCAATGGCTTCGCGTTCATCCACTACGATATGAAAAGATGCCTGACGTTCATTAGCCGGATTGGTGAGCCATCCCCTTTCGCCGTTAGCTGAAGAAGATGGATTTCCTGTATTGTGGATCGTGATTGTTTTCGCGGACATAGACAGGCCCGGCCGCCGGTTACAAGCGGTCGAGCGTGGTATGTGGTCCTTGCGGTAAATCACTCTCCCTCCACTCCCTTCTTGCCCTGCTTAACGAGTTGATTGCCGAATACAGCCACAGCCCCACAAAGAATGCCTTGGATAACGCTTTGGACAGTGAAGCCCAACAACATACAAGCGAATACTATAGCAATGATCGTAACCAGGTAAATAATGCTCCAATCTGGAATAAGCGGAGTTTGCTTCAGTACATATCCGATAATCCAGCAAGCTAAGACGACCCCAACCAGTTCAGCATTGATATATTCCATAATCATGTTCCACTCCACTATAATCACCCTTTCAAATTATTTAAGGCCGCCCGAGATAATAAAGGCAGCGACTGCCAAAACAAAAGCCCCGGCGAATGTACGCCAGAGCCATTTTTGGTTATCTTCGATTTTGTCCAGCCTGGTGTTTGCCAAATTCGCTTCGTGTAATGCTTTGATTGCTGTCTCGTTGGCATTAATCGCTCTATCTAACTTTTCATCCATGTTGTCCACCTTCGTTTCTACTCTGGTGATTCTTTGCAGCATTTCGGATTGTACTCCATCCACTCCGGTTCCCCCTATTCTTCTTGCTTCGTGGTTTCTTTATGGTTACTGATGACTTCTAACCTTTTTGTAATGGCTCTCTGGATGCTCGATAAGTATTCCACCTCCTGACCTTGGTAATAGGTCCCGACTGCCGAGATTACTTCACACACGTCTTGTACAGTCGGATATAGCTCGACCATCAATTTGTTCTGGATCCTCGCCAATTCAACCACCCCTTAGTCAAATTAAAAAGCCCTACCGTTTGGCAGGACTTTTCATTGTACTTATTCGAATGCTTTTAATGCTTCGTTGATATTGTTTAGTTTCAATGTGTTCTGATCAACCTTTTCTCTAAGGCTCTTCAAACCATCTTCCCACACCTGTTTAACCACACCAGTTTGTTCACTCATGGATTCTGTCTTTGCTTCTTCTTTTTCAATGCTGCTATTTAAATGCTCCAGTAAATCCGTAATCTTTTTCTGTTCGTTCAGCAAGTCATATTTCGTGTAGTATTTACCATCCAACAGAACGACTTGGTTGTTAACTGGAGTTTCCTCAGCCGTAACCATGATTGTGTTTCCTTCCACCTTTATATCAGCTCCTAAGGACTCAGACAACGCTCTAACCGGAACGTTAGCCCGACCATCAATGATTGCTCCTTTTTCGGAGAGTGTTTCGCCATTTACTATAACTGTATACTCACCAGTAACTTTCTTGCCGATCATTGAATTTATCTGAGCATACACATCTTGTCCGAACGCAGCTACAGAAACACCAAGTACAAATGCAACAACAAAACCGAGCAACCTTTTCGTTTTCATGAATTGTCCTCCTCCGTAGGTTCTAATACAGTCAATATAACACTACGGAGAAACATGGTAAATGTTTCATATTACAGCCCGATAACATTTGCTTGGCTGAAGTCCACAGTACCTTGGAATATGGTAGAACCGTTCAGTGCTCGCATGAATAAGTCGTTAACCCCTATGACATGCAACTGGTTGCCGGAAGCGTATATTAATCCCTGTGACTGGCTTGATGAGTTGTAATAAGTGTGACCTGAAATGTTGGCCTGTGGATTTGTCCCGAGTGTAACCCTCAACGCATTGAAGGAATCAAAGAATTCGAATCCGTAGGGATCAAGGACAATCCTTTCACCTGACGCTGCCGTCCTGATCGTACTACCAAGGATATCAGCGCCTTGTATGAACGATCCGTAGATATCTCCCCCGGTTATGGTCGAGGCGGATATATCACCGCTGAATTCAGCCCCTACGGCCTTCATGTGGCCTGTTTCATCAACGCTGAAATCATTACCTATCTGAATGCTTCCTCCGATGAACTGACCAGCTCTCACGACTCCTGTGAACTCATACTCCTGATTGATCGGATCGAAGTATAGCGAATCGGTGTAGCTGCCGTTTCCGTTTCCTTTTTGCATCCGGAATTCATCAGCGTTCCAAATTGAACGGGCCATCTTGTCATAGCGCTCAATCACTATTCCCTCATCCGGTCCAATCTTAACACCATACATCCATTTATCCTTACCTACGGTTGTCGTCTGAATCCGGTATATGGTGTCTTGGATACCTTCGATGTAATTCGCAATTTTCACCTTGCTGTTAATCCGGCGTTTAGGCGAGTAGGAATATTCGATGATGCGCTGCTGTTCATTGATGCCCAATTCCTCGTCAATGATGTCCACAACATCTCCAAGTTCAAAGTATTCCAGACCTGCAAACTCTGGCAACGTGTTGAGCTCCACTACATCGATTTCATATGACGTTAAAATCTCGCCTGTTTGCCCGTTCACGTCCTTTATGATGCCTTTGAGGTTCTTGCCTAATCGGAACTGTACGCCGCGATCCTGGCCCCTTTTATTAAGCAAGGAAACCACGTATTGATCAAAGAGCAATTCACAACCAGATTGAGCAGCGATCTCCATCAAGACACCACGCGCATTTACGCCCTCTTTGAGTTCAATGCTGATATATCCGGTTGGTTGTACCGACCCTACTGCAAATTTGGTGCCATCAAGCGCCAGGGTTAAAAGCTGTTGCGGCGTGCCGGAATGGATGAAACCACCTTCGAACAAATGAAAGAGCAGGTCATAGGCGACCTGCTCACAATATACCACTATTTCTACTTTCCCGTCTTCAGAGCGGGTTCGGCGGTGATGGATAATGTTAAAGTATTGGTTTTCCACTTCAGCAATGTTACCCATTGCAATGTATTGGCTTTTCTCGTCATCCAGGTATAGCGAGAAACTTAACGTGTATGACCCGTTGATTTGCTCGAGAATCTCATCATTGAAGTAATCCTCTATGACGGCTAGAGGTTGATGTGATTGGTTTAGGATGGTTATCAAGGTATCACCTCCATGTAACCTTTATTGGATGTCCACCCCTTCTGTATTTCTTTTCCTTACGTTTCCATTTATAATTCCCAAAACAAAATCAGTACACCATTTCCGGACTAACCCCACCGTTACGGATATAGCAATTATTGAACCCACAATTGGCACGAAATAATAAATAATCTGATAGTTAGACTCGAAAATTTTGTCCCACACATATTGGTAAACGAATCTGTCGGCCAGATATGATGCTAAGTATATATCCAGTGTTATTGTAGAGATTTTACTAACAACAGTCCGTAATGTCGAGTTTTTAAAATCCAGATCATACAAAAGCAAAAACAACAAAACAGATGAAGCCATTACAATAATAGAACCGTAATCCCCCAAGTCCGATTTAAAGGGGCCTCCCGCTGCCAATAAATAAGTAATAATCGTTTCAGAGAGAGTAACTAGTACCAGAAGTACAAGCGCGATCCATTTATTGATTTTCGGCCTATATTCCCTTATATAGCAGCCGATAAAATAATATGCCAAGGGGTATAGCCCCATCCACCACCCCGGGAAAAACATTATCTTAACCGGCAAATAATTAAAAAATAAAGGTAATCCCGTAAGAATGATTAGTATCAAGATCAGAATAAGCCTCTTTTGTTTGTCCGCTAAACTGTGAAAGATAGCATTTAGGAACGGGATGATCAAATACAGACCTATAAACATGTTTACGTACCATGCATAAGGTACTGCTCCGAAACTAAGTATTTGATAACCCCATCCCAAAAAACTATTATGTTCATCGAAGTGAACGTCTCTCACAATTATGGTAATCACAGAATAGAATAAGTAAACTCCCAATATTGGGAGAATACCTTTATAGTATTTTGAAGAAACTGTTTTATTCATTTGAAGAAAACCAGTCGAAATCAAAAATAGCGGAACGCAGTTTAGGAATAGCCACCTTAGACTTGTTTGTGTAAAGAGATTTTCTCCAGGAGTTAATGGCTGGTTATAATAACGGGTATTGAGAAAAAAATGCACTGATATTACAAAGAAAGCTGCTACTACCTTCACGATGTCTATTCCTATTACTCTTTTCATTTAATCCTCCACAAAAAAATAATACTAATAATATTAGCATATAAGTGGTAATTTGTGGATTGTTTTGTTACGCCCAATTTGGCAACTTCCCGATAATTAACAGTTTTTTGTTGGCACCTCCTATTGTAGTGGCAGGATTAACAACAGACTGAGACGACACCTCGCTCAACTCAAAAGCTCTTGTGTTAGTGTTGTACCTAACATAATAATTAGCATTCTTACCACTGTTTGTTCCAGTAGATTTGTCATATACAACGAAATCAAACAGATTAAAAAAGTTGATTAAGTTATATGGAAACATTCCACTCCCAAAGGTGTAATATATCTTCTTCTGTCCTCCATCTGCATACTGATTGTTTTTGTCTTGTCGGTCTACTCCGTAATTCGCCCCATAATTATCACGAAGTATCCATCCTACACTTCCCCAAGCAGGCGCAACATTAGGATCAATATCAATGTCAAATATGATGTGTTTGAAGTGACCATCATAACCAACGTACGCTTTTCCCACGACTGCACCACCTGTAGGGCTGCCGTCATTCAACATAACATCGTGATATTCCCACTGTTCGGTATAGTTCACTGCTTTTGTTTCTGTCGGCATACCCAATGTACCTGGATAACTGCTATTGACAAAGTTAACGTTTTCGTTATGAATGTAACTTGCTCCACGCTCGTCGGAAGCCCTACTGCGCATACCTGTAACGTTAATTTCTCCATACCCGAAATAATTGTATTGCAGAATCACTGGGTTTACCCAATTGGTTTCAACAGTTTTAAATTCAGTTGTTCTCACTAAGTCATCTGTAGTATTCGGGTAAAAACCAACCAGATTAACAACACCATTTGCAGACCCGTTGAATCCAGAAAGGACCTTTATACCCTTTGAACCTTCTTCGCCGCACGCTGACATCGTACATTGACCACCTTGAATCCAATATGCAATCTCTACGGCGTGGTCTGACGCGCAATTCGATAACTGTGAGTAGGTATTATTGAGTATATAACTAACAGGGGCATTGCTTACGTAACAATTATCCAAATGGTTAGACGTTGCGGCGACGCTTTTAATACCACATACATCTGCATACCAAACTTGATATGCCACCCAACGAGTACGCCAACAATCATAGCCTTGAAACCCGTAGGACACATGTTTAGCGATTATATTTTCGAAAGTAGAGTTAGGAACTCTGTAACCAAATATTGCAACTGGTTTATCTTGTGAATTTTCATCACCGAAGAAACCAAGATTCTTGACTCTAGTTCCATGCGCCCAGTAAGGCGCGCCATATCCATTTTCGATGGCTATGATTAGGTGAGCGTTGACCGTATGAGTTTCCGGATCTCCATCTTGATTAATTCCCGTGAATGTTCGGGTCGCGTTATTCATTTTGTATATGGCAGCTCCGGTGTATTCATTACCTCCACTATCATCATTTTGGGATGCGTTCGGGCCTTCAATACATACACCACGTCGTCTTAGAAATAAAGGGGTTGTAATTAAATACTTCCCGGCAGGGAAATAAATTTTTGTCGCATTTGAGTCTAATGCTGCTTGAATCGCTGCTGTGTCATCTGTAACGCCATCACCCTTAGCTCCAAATGCTTTTACGTTATATGATAAATCTGAAAACCGTTCATCAAAATCATTAAGCCTATCCCCCAAAACCGGATACCCACCACGAGCATCAACGATTTCTGTGTTGTCGTTTCCGGACTGTGCAACTATTTCGCTAATACGTCTATTAACATTATCGATTGCTTCTTTTACATCATCTCCAGGTACTTGCCCTGTGTATGTTATATCTTCGGCCTTGTGCGCTGTTTTAGAACTAATATGACCGGTCAATTCAGTATTTAGATTTTGAAAGTTTTGATTGATCTTGGGGTTACTGTCTCTCAGTTTCTCTTTCAAAGGAATGTTCTGAATGTTTGCCAATATACTCGCCTCCTTTAGGCCGCGTACTTAAACTTGAAGTTGACGTCCATGGTTATGTTTAGTCCGGAACCACCAACAACGATATTTGAAATGCCAAGTGGCAACTTTCCGAATTGAGCATTTGTGTTTTGTAATACATTTTGCGTTCCGATCTTGGCGGTCTTCCGCCTGAAGTCGAGCACCAACGTCCCAGACATCGGAACGTTATATGTGAAAACAACTCCTCCCACTGTTAAGGATAGTGAAGAAAAGCTGCCGGTGATTTCTATGATTGGTTCGGCATTAAGGGTGCCTAGATTATTGATCTCCGCCGTCCCCGGACCTCTGAATTCATAGGAATAACCATCATCCCAAGCAAAGTCATCATCCCATGTATAATCTGTATCCCATGTAAGTAAATCTGAAGTTGACTCCTTGCTATACGCCCATGGATCATAAGCTACAAACGGGAGCGTAAATGTTCCAAGACCACTTACACGGTCGATCGGAAGGTCTCCGGAATATCTAACCATGTACTGCTTCGATGGATCGTTTGAGAAGACAACCGGCATGGTTCTCGGCCTTCCATCTGGCCCCAATAAAAAAGCAGCAAACGCGGAAACACGTTGCTGCAATTCCATTGAGTTTTTGGCAACGAAGGCACATTCCAGATCGAATTGTCTTGGCCCCATGGTCGCTCCGAAATCATAGGCTCCATGCATTCCTGGGACGGTTACTATGGTATCAACCGTAGAGGAGAGGATAGGGCGCTGGCTCCCCCGGAACACGCCCATGCCTAACTCCTGTGGTGCTTTACCATCTAAAGTTAATACTGCGTATCGGCTCAAGCCGGCGCACCTCCTAATCCTCTTGCGTTCCCCGTTGTGAGGCTTCCAATTTGTTGTGCAAGCTTGCGTATGTCGTTATCCTCTCGAATGTGGATATTGGCTCCTGCAAACAGCCCGTACATGTTTACGTTGTGGTTCGTAGCCGCTTGTTGAGCGGCAACTCCCGAGGTTGAGAATGCAACCTTTGCCGCATCCGTTGCCATGGCGTTTGCCACAGCACCTGAGAGGTTTATTGCTGACTTAACAGCAAGCCCTTGGGCATTCTCTATACCAACTGCAAGCCCCTCAGAAACAAACTCACCAAGCCCCATAGTAACTCGGGATGGTGACTTGATTTTAAGGGTGTTCTTGATTGTGTTTGAAATGCTCTTAGACAATTGAGATACTTTGTTTTTGAGTGGTCCGGCCATTTCGTCAATTCCAGCCATCAAACCGTTGATGATTTCTCGTCCGATTTCCGGCATGGATGCTGTCATGGCGTTAAACTCGTTCTTGGTGCCGGATCTAATTTTCTTTACGCGATCCGCAAACTCTTTTTGCAATACATCCAGTTCGGCAGCAGCCTTAACATTCAGGTCTTTAATTTGCAGGAGTGTATCAACCCGAAGGCCTTCCAATTCCCTGACCGCTTGAGTGCGTGCCATTTGGTTCTTGGTGCGCCAGAGATTTTGATATTCCGTCAGTTCGGCATCTGTCAGAGAGTTGAGCGCCATAATCTCAGCCGCAGCCTTTGGCCCCATTTCTCTAAGCTCGGACATAAGGCCATCATCTAGGCCGCGCTTACCCAAGAGATTAAGCGTCTCTGACCACTCGGTTATGGTCTCTACTTGACCCTTGAGGTTTTCAACAAGTTGCTGTCCTGATACTTCAGCCTTCTGAGTAACCTCATCAAACAAGCCAGCAAAGCTATAAATTGATTTGGCGCGATTCTCAACCGCCTGTTCGTACACTTCGTTCAGACGTTGTTCTTCCGCAGCTACATTCTCGTTTACTTGCTTTACCTTCGCTAAATAGTCGTCTGACGCAGCTTTAAGCTCAGTATAGATGGTTTGTCGTACCCTCATAACTTGCTTCTCGGCTTCGGCCCGTTCTGCACTACCTTCTTTTTGGCGAGCCGTGAGGCGTTCCCAGGCAGCCAACTCTTCAGCGAGTGATAATTTGTTGAGTTCTTTCTTGCTTTCGATCCAAGTTTTCGATTGGTCGAATGCCTTTTTCTCAGCTTCTTGCTCGGCTTTGATGAGCTCTTGTTTAATCCGGTAAACTTCCCGGTCGGCTTGCTTCCTTTGCTCCGTACCGGCTTTGTACTTCTGCGAAATCTTCTGCCAAACTTTCAGTTCTTGCTCCAGCGAAAGTTCATTGTAGTATTTGCGTTCATCTATCCATTTTTTGCTGGCATCGAATGCCGCTTTCGCCAATTCCTCAGCAGATTTTTTGACCTTTTTTTTCTTGTTGTTAAGCCCTGCTGATAATCCTTCTCCAGTTTCCTCGCCTAACTTAGTGGTGACCTTGGACGGCGAATTGATCTGAAGGGTCTTTCTTATTCCATCACTGGTGCCTTTAGCAACATCTTCAGCGGCTTTTATGGCCTCTTTCCCTGAATCTGCAATACCGATAGCCAGACCTTCAGAAATATACTCACCATATCCCATCATGAGACGTGACGGAGATTTGATGTTGAAGAAGTCCCGGATTGCCTTACCGATTTTGGAGGATATGTTAATAGCCTCTTGGTACAGTTCCTGCGTTTTACTCTTGATTCCGTTCTTGAGGCCATTCATGATGTCCGCACCGATCTTCTTCAAGTCGATGTTTTTAAAGAAGTTCACGATGTCATTCCACTTGTTGACTACACTCGTTTTGATCTCTTCTGTCTTGTTGTTTATGGTCTTGAACAAGTCGCCGAAAATGTTGGCCGCCCATTGTTTCAACTGCTGCCACTTTTCTTTCACTTTATTGACGAAAACTTGCCACTTCGAAAGGATGTTACCCGTCTCCCAATCGACTTGGTTCACATGCTCCCCGGCCTGGGCCTTTGCTTCTCTCAGAACATCGTTGTGCATGCTTTGTGCATGTTTTACAGCGCCGTCCCTTTGTTTCTTGGCTTCAGCAATGAGTTTGTCTGCTTGTTCCTTTGTGATGCTTCCAACTTCATCGCGTTGCATAATGATCTGTTTAACGACATCGTTATACTGTTCCTCTGCCGCTTTAATCGTTTCATCACGCTGCTTGACGCTGTTTTTCACCACTTCAGCCGCTTGTCGTGCAGAGAGAGCACTAGCATTTTGACGCATGCGTTCAAGGATGGCTTTTTGTTCGAGTTCGTTTTCGGACATATGCTTGATGCCGGTTTTGACCATTTCCTGCTGGATCTTATTTATTTCATTCCGCTCGGCATCTGTGATTGCTCGTTTTTCAGCTTTCGCTGTCTCCAAGATTTCCTTGATTCGGGCTTGTCCTTCTTGAATCGCTGTGGTTTGCGCCGTTTGGTACTCTTTCATTTTAGCGAGAGCCGCTTGTTCCTCTTGCTCGGTAAGCACAGAAGTTGACGCATAGAAGTTGGTCATTTCTTGGAGCTGAGCAGCGTGATCTTCTTTCATCGCCACCAGAACCTGATCGCCCATTTGAGAGAACGTTGTGATAATGCGTTGCGCTGTTTGAGCCGTTACCGTTTGACCAGACCAATGCAGTTGATTCAATGCTAAAGTCGCTTGGTCATTGAGGTCCAGGAAGCCGCCAACGGCCTTCTGTGTCGACTCCGAAACTTCCTTGCCGAACCGTTGTATTTCCGGTATTGATTCTTTGCTTAGGTGGTTGTAAAGAGCAACACCACCAACAACCAAGCCAGCAAGGCCAGCAACAACGAGCCCTATTGGACCGAGTAATGCGCCAAATACAGGAGCCAGCATGCCAAAACCTGCTACGATGCTTGGGAGGAATCCTATAAGAAGCGTAATCGGGCCGATGATAAGAGCCAGTGCTGCCGCTACCGCCCCGCCGATCGCTATAAATGATTTCGTTGAAGGCGATAGGTCATTGAATTTATCTACCAGTTTCTGCACCCATTCGCTAACTTTTCGAATTGCCGGCACAAGTGCATCACCAATAGAAATCTGAGCGGTCTCCATGGAGCCGTTCAATTCCTCAACGGCACCCTTGAGGGTATCCATCTTTTGTTTTGCGACATCAGCAGCGGAGATTTTGCCCATTGCCGTCGCCATCGTATTAACGCCTTCAGCGCCTTCTTTAAACAAGATGTTTGCCGCTCGGATAGCATCCGATCCAAACATGGTGTTCATGGCAACCAGACGCTGCTCACTATTCAAATGGGACATGGAATCTTGCAGGATGCCGCTGATTTCTGCCATGCCCTTCAAATCACCATTCGCATCATAGAACACTGAAGACAGGGCCCCTACCTGGAATGCCATATCTCTAAATGCCTTGTTTGCTTTATCCGTACCGACTTTAGCCCCTACGGATTTGGCTGCGTATGTCATGAGCGCATCAACAACATCTTTGGTTTGTGTGGACGCTGGCTTAATCCCGTTTTTAGTGAGGTATTCCAATGCGTCCGCTGTTTGGAAAGAGATCAATCCCAATTCATCGAACTGCTCGTAAGCTTCGGTTGTCGTTGGGGTGAGTCTTGTTAGCATGGTTTTAAGTGATGTACCAGCATCAGAACCTTTAAGGCCATTCTGAGCGAATACCGCAAGCGCTGTGGCTGTATCTTCGAACGATAGGCCTACAGAACTTGCAACAGCGGAAACCTGCGATAAGCCGAATTTCAGCTCACTGACCGATGTTGCAGAAGCGTTAGCGGCTCCGGCTAGGATGTCAGCCGCCTTGTTAACGTCCAGCGCATCATCCCGGAATGCGTTGAGGGCCGTGGAAGCAATCTCGGCAGCGTCAGCCAGCTCAAGTTCACCAGCGGTTGCGAGGGACAGAGCGCCGGACAAACCACCGGACATAATGTCCTCGACACTAACACCAGCTTTAACCAGTTCCTCGATACCTTGGGCGGCTTCTGTGGCGCTGTATTTGGTGTCTGAGCCCATCGTAATAGCTAACTGTTCCAATTCATCCCGGAACCTCGCCACCTCATCTGGAGCCATGACTGAGTAGGCGTTAGCCATGCCCTGTTCGAAGTCTGCCGCTTTATTGACGGCAACACCCAGACCAGCAGCGATTCCGGCACCCACAGCCGTTATTCCCGCCCCAACATTTTTAAGCTGGTCCGACAGATTCCCTACGGATTGCCTAGCCTGAACCATCGAATCATTCCATGCTCTCTGTAGAGATGACAATTCCTTTTCTTGCGTGTTCAGTTGGGAGTTGGTCTGCTTTAATTCGGATTCCAGCTTGCTGTATTCAGCTTGAGCCTTGTTAAGTTTGACCGCAAGATTTTGAGTCTGTTGAGCATCTAACCCTTTTTCCCGGGCCGCTTTCTGAAACGCTTGATTCAGATTGTTGATTTTCTGTTGTTGCAACTGCATTTGCTGGCTGAGGCTTAAAGCTTTTGCATTCAATAGGTCTTCTTCTCGCCCGTATCCCTGTAACGCACTAGATGCTTTTTGGAATTCAGATTGTACGATTTGCATCTGGCGGTTAATTTGCGCCATCGACTTGTTCAAGCCGGTATCATCAAAAGATATTCGGGCGACAAGATCGCCCACTTCGATATCTGCCATTTCCTCACCCCTTACAACCAGCCCACGCTATCAACAGGAACTGTTTTTTCGTTGTTCTCTTTGCTTGAATGTCGAAGCAATTCAAAGTAAAAAAGGATGTCCATTCCGTCTATTTCCGGCAATGTCCACCCTTGTTTGAGCAGAGTTAAATAAAGATCCTTAGTTGAATCGAGCGGATCGCCGTCCGCCCCTTCTAGTTTGGGTCCGTAACCCCTGCTGCTTGGGTTACTTGACCTGCAACTTCTTGAACACAACTCATGATCGTGCTAATCAGGGATCTAGCTTCAACACCATCGTAAAATTCGTCAACTGTAAATTGTTTGCCAAACAGTTCCACAACGTAAGCAACTAGTGCATCAATGTGCGTTTCGTCAATGACGTTCTTACCTTGTTCATTAACTTGAAAAAGCTTTTGGATTTCGATAGTCCGGCGGAACATCCGACCACTGATAAAGTCCTGCACGTACGTTTTTACTTCATCGCCTTTACGAATTTCAATTTTCAACATAAATTACGCCTCCTTTAAATTAAAGAGCGGCCCGAAGGCCGCTGCATTATGGTGTAGGTACTGGTGTTTCGTATACAGTTGTGAACCAGTTCTTAGTGACATCTGCGCCTACGCCGGTACCATCTTCGTCTACGCTAGCTTTCCACTGATTGTCCTTTTGACGTGGAACAAACAAGCCTGTGATCGTAGGCGTTTGGTAGGTCGGAGTATCTTCCTTCGTTTGGAACTCCTCTTCGTTCGGTTGGAACTTACCTTTGTAGTACCAGAAGTAACGGTATTTGCCGTTGGATTTCCGGCTGCGCCATCCGAGAGCAACGTAAGGTGCATTGTCCGTGGACGATTGAATCAAGACCCCGTTGGAATCTGTTGTTGCACCAAGAATGTCCTTCAGGATTTCTGGCGTAAGGTCCTTAGGATTGATCTCGATCTCAATATCACCCATGCTTGTTGCAACTTCGTCAGCTTGGTCGTCAGCGTAAAGCGTGGTGCTGTTCGTTGTTGGCGATACAGTCGCCGTGATAGCCCCTGGGATTCGTTTAGGCGTGTCGTAAGTCTCGAGTGCCTCATCTGTCATAATGGCGTAGTAAATGCTATCCATACCAATGCGTACTCCTGCCATGTTAACCCTCCTCAAATGTGCGCCGATATCTCAGCGCCTTGTGATAGATTTGTGTGTCCGGCTCAAATAAATCAGCACCCCCGTAACGGCTGTACTCAAGTTGCCGCATAGTGCGATCAACTTCGCCGCTAATTTCGGAGGTGCTGCCTTTGGACCAAACATCTATTTGAACGAAAACTTCAGATGCGTACACTTCGTTATCTGCGAACTGACTATCTGAGTTTTCGATTTCAAAAAAAGTGATTCGTGGATATTCTGTTGCATTCGGCGCTGCGAGCTGATAGACTCGCTGGCCCCCAAGCAACGATACTAGTTGTTGGTTTGAAATCAAGGCCGTGCGTATCTCGGCTTTCACATCCGTCTTCATCCGCGAATGGCCCCAATCTGTACCAGCCTTTCAACAAACAACTTTCGTTTGTCTGCCGGTATCTCTTCGTCATTAGCAAAATCCTTGAATACCTCAAGCATATTCCTGAAAAGGTCTGTCTCTGTGACTGCGACATTAATGGTTATATCGTTCAGATTCACCCTCTCAGCCCCTTTCCTAGTTCTTCAGCAATTGCTTCCAAGGCTTCTCGGCGTTTGGCTATAAACGCGGGCGTAATATACGGCGTAGCTGGCATTTTACTTGTCCCAAACTCAGGAAAGTGGGCACGCCAAGAAACGCGCTTGTTAGGACCCACAAGCACGTATTTCACGCCGTCTTTACGCCTTACATTGGTGACGACAATGTTATCCCTTAGATGGACCTTGTCGAAGCTAGAATAAGGCGCACGTTCGCGCATATCCTCAGCCATAACCTCGCCGCCAGCCTTTAAAGCTTTACTCTCTACTCGTTTTGAAGCAGCTTCACTCCGCCGCCGCAACTCAGATAGTAGTTGATCGATACCCTGCAACTGGATTTCACGTCTAGCCATCTTCCAACATCTCCGCAATAATTTGCGTAACGGTTCTATCGCTGTTGATATCCTCCATGACCGTGATGATTTCTAGCGTTTTCCCGTCATCTACAACACGCATCTTAGGAAGAATGTCCTTCCGATAACGGATCCTGTACTGAATGCGTTTCTCGGCGTTGATTGCAGCAGCCTGAAAGTATTCTCTCGCCCCGGTTGCAGCGTAACTCTTAGCAGCCCATACCGTAGCCAAAGGAACCCAATCCTTTCGTGCAATCCCTTCGTCATCGACTTCCACCGTTGTGTAATGCTGAATGGTGATTCGCCGATTCAGATCATTTACGAAAGGCTTCATGTTAACATGATTCCTGCGGTTCTCAACTTCGCAAGCACGGCGTTGAGGTCTGCTCTCAGCCCATCCACGTCCGTAGCCGTGCTATCGGCTTGCGCCGCCGCTTTGGATGCAGTTAATTTGGCCGCAAGATCGGTCGTCAGGTTGGTTATCTTCGACTGTGGCAACGTTGGGATGCGCGCCGCATCAAAAGTTCCGGCATTAATGGCTGAGGCGTTATACGTCTTGGTATCTACGTATTTCTTGTTCGCCGCATCATTATCTGCTTGCGGATCCGCCACAGCCAATTGTCCGCCAAACTGATACATGGCGAGATGGTCGGCGGTTGGTGTTTGCTCATAAGGCACAATGCCCAATTTATTGCCTTCCAATGTTGTACCGATCACCATCTTCGGAATTAAGGTGGGCGGCACATCCACTTTCGGGTTTGCGAGCTTGTCGTCCGTAATTGCTTTGCTTGCAATCTTAGCCGTGGTAATGCTTCCGTCTGGGATATCAACACCCGATCCATCTCCTCCAACTACCGGCTGACCGTCCTTTGTGATAACACCGTCTCCGACAAGTTGAATTTCTCCCCCGATGACCCAGGTGTCACCGTTTTGCAAAAAGTTCTTAGCACTTGATCCCGACACGCTACCCCTCCTCGTATTCTGGCGGCCCGTAGGCGTTTTGTAGTTGCGTCATGATGGATTGACAAGTAAAACGCACCTTATCGCTCGGCTGCGAGCCGATTAACTCCCTGTTTTCGTACCAATCAGCACATAAAACGAGACAAAACAGCTTTGCGAGTTGATTTGTAGAGTCAAATTGGACCTCTACAGCGTTGCCGAGATACGTTTCAGCAGCCCCCATAAGGGTCTGAATTATAGCATCTTCATCGTTTCCGTCTACTCGCAGCCATAGTTTCGTTTCATCAAGCGTCAGAATCGCCATCAGAATTCACGTCTTTCTTGCGCCGTTTTTTGTGATTTTCAGGTTCTTCTTCAATCACAGCGTCCAAAAAACCCTGTTTCACAAGATATTTGACACGTTCTTTGTCGTCTTCAGGGTAATCTTGACCGACATAATAGATTTTGTCGTCATGGTACTTCTCTCTGAATGTTTGGATAACCTTAGCCACAATCTCACCTCCAATAGAAAAGGAGGCTGATTTAACAGCCCCCTACTCAGTAATTTTAAGGCGTTGGTGTAATGTCCAGTTGTCCGAATACAGCAGCTTCAGCATCCCACTTAACGTAATCATCGCGCATAATGGTACGAAGCTCTGTGGTATCGCGTCTCCAAGCATCGCCACCCTCGCGAGTAGATGCAAGTTCGAAGAATTGACGGTTGAACAGCACCATGAATTGCTTCAGGTTACCGATGATCAACGGTGCATTGGTACCATCCGAAGGCAGGTTGCGGTTAGATACGACCGCAATTGGACGACCTTTGAAGAGCTTACGTCCTGGTTGCGTGAAGTCGTCCATCAGGATTGGACGGCCCATTCCATCAACTTGGTTATCCAACCAGTTGAAACCGTCCTGGTTCGTCAAGATAACCGAGCTGCGGCTGATTGCCGGATCCAAATCAACGTTAAGGACGGAGTTAATAGCCTTCAGATCAGCGAGCGCTTTAGGAGTCAGTGTTTTCAAGAGAGCCAGGATGTGCACGTTTCTTGTGTGTGCCGCCTTGCGAGCAATCCAGCTGGTTACATAACCAAGCAGGTTCGCATCGTTATCCTGAAGCAGCTCATTGGTAAGTGGCAGGTAACCGGCGCGCTTCTTAACTTTGTAACTGATTGGAGTGAATTTAGGGTTGTCCGTTTCTTGGATATTCCCGTACTCATCCACATCAGCAAAAGGAGTCATATCAGCGTCTGTTTCAAGGACCCGGGATCCGGACAAGGTTGTAACGTTCTCCACCGTTACATATTGGGAAAGGTCGTTCCAGTCACGCATCAATTCGTTGATACGAGTTTGGATGTCTTGCGGAACCACAATGCCCGAATCACCGTCCGGAATGGCTGGATTCGTGCCACCCTCGTTCATAACAGCACGTTTTTCATAATCACGGATCACGGAACGCTGTTCTTCAGTGATTCTTTTGCGCCGGATGCCTTGGAGGAAGATGCTGCGGTATTCGGCTTCGAGTTCCTTCATGTCGCGTTCTTCGCCTTGACCGCCTTCTCTGTGCTCTCTGCCGCCAAAGTCGCGGTTTTCTACTTCATCCAGTTCCTTTTGCATATCAACTTTTTCTTGGAGACTGCGAATTTCCGGCATCATTTTTTTAGCCTCTTCAGTCTTGTCCTCCATAAGCAAGCTTCTTGCTTCTTGTTTTGCGTTCTCCAGTTTTTGGAGCAAAGCGCGCATTTCTTTAGTCATTTGGATACCTCCGTGGTTTATTTGGGAAATAAAAAAACTCAACCGTAAAGGTCGAGTTCGAGAAGCATTTTTTCAGTTTCATACTTTTCAGCAGCGCGTTTTTCCGAAGCCTTAAATTCCTCTAAGGATCTCGCTGCCACTTCGTTCGCAGGGTATGCCGGGAAAGCCACAGGGCTAATCTCGTACAGATCCGCATTCAGGATGTTTCTGCGGTACAGACGGCCGTCATCGCGCTTTTCGCTTGACCATTGTTCCTTGGTCACCTTCATTCCAAAGCTAACACCGTCAACATCGCCGCGCTGAATCAACTCCCAAGCGTCATTTCCAACGGTTGTGTTCGGAATATCGAGTTCAAACCGTAGTTCGTTTTCCATGTTGGTCAACCGCAACGTTCCCGACTTGGTATTTCCGAGCACTTGGCTTGTGTCATGGCTCCACAAACCAATGACGTTACGGCTTGCTAGGCTGTCTTTAAAGGCCTCTTTGTCGATTGTCTCAACAAATGTATCGCCCCAATAGTCGCGCATCTCCGCGCTTTCTGTGTTGTACTTAATCGCCCCGGTGATGGTCCGTTGCCCTTCTTCACCTTCACTCGCTCTCACTTCCAGCGTCACCGGCAGTGCTCGAATCTCCTTCTGATTCGTCAGCGTCTTCTCCTTGTCCAGTTCCATCACCCCCTTTCCTGGCGTAAGCAATGCCTGCCTGTGAAATCGGCACGTAACTACCGTTTACGAGCAACTCGTCACCGCCTTCTGCTGGCGGCAAGTTCTCTTTAGCTCTCGCTTCATTCGCCTTCAGGAAACCGCCTTGTACGCCGATTCTGTACGCTTCATAACGTGTTTTGAGGTCGGCCCTTAGGATTGCATCAATATTGAACCTAAAAAAATACCCTTCTTGGATTTCCTCATCCAACAAGAGCTTGTAAGTCATCTCCTGTTCATACATCGTGAGGATTGGTTGAAGGGTATCGGTATAGAATTCGTTTTGCTGTTCTGCAACGTTGGTGTGCGTTGCTCTCGTCAAATCATTGAGTTGATGCATCTTAATTCCAAACGCCGCCGCAATCTGCCGGATGGTCAACTGGTTATTCTCCAGGAATTGAGCGTCATGCATGCTGATTGAGATCGGTTGGAACTGATAACCCACTGGCAAAAGGGCTATCCGGTGACTGTTGTTGAGGCCGGATGACATGGCTTCAAACTTTTCACGGAAATTTCGCTTCGCTTTTTCGTCCAGGTCGCCAACATACTGCACAAGGCCTTTCACTTGCAGCCCCTGCTTGTAGAAGTTATTGACGAATTTGCTTGCCGAAGCCCCGTTCTCAAGCGTGCCTTTTAGGCAGTCCAACGGCGAAAGACCAACAAGACCGTCAAGAGTTACGCCGCCTTTGAAGTGAAGAACCTCATCTGCTTTCAATTTCCGCTGTTCATAGCCTAAATCGACCTTATACGCCACATGTGAACGCGGCATTGCCATGCCGCTCATGGATGTGTCATCATCCACGACTATTTTCACTCGGCTCGTGTCCATAGGCCACAATCCAACGACATTACCCTTACGGTCAAACTCGATGTTTGCATAAGCGTTGCCGTATAAGCAGTTTTGAGCCTCAATAACCTTCCAGAAGTCAAAAGCACTCATATATGGGTTAGGTCTAAGCTTCAGCAGTTGGTAAATCTGGTGTCTCTTTTGGCTTTGGACCCCTGATTCATCCTCTTGGTACACTTTAAGAGGCAGTTTGGCAACCGACTCGCTGCGGATCCGCACGCAAGCATAGACTGTGTCGATTTTAAGAGCGCCCTTACCTTTGACATTGATATCATCCATATCGATCCCTAGGACCTCTAGCAATCGTCTGTCGTCCACGTTCAACTCTAACGTCTCACGTTTTTCTTTGATGCCAAACATTCGCTTTGTGTAGTCTATGATTTTCACATTCACACCTCCTCCCCTCATAGTCAGCCCCAAAGTTTACTGAGGAAATCTTCTTCAGCGAATTCCGAAACATCGGCGCTTTGTTCGTTTATGACCACACGCACCATGGCATTAATAATTGCGGCAATTGGGTCAATCCGATTCGTGGATTTTTCTTTATCCAATTGAATGTTTTCGTTATGATCTTGTTTTACGATCGCATTACCAACGGCCCAGGTTAGGAGTTTATCTCCGTTATGGATTAATCTGCCCGACTTCACGAGTTCTCTGAGCAGTTTGGTAGGCTCTGAGAGCGTCCGCATGCCCTGTCTGATCTCGACCATGGTAAAACCATCAGTCTCCATCTCCTGAGCGAACTGAGTGGCGTTGTAAGGGTCATAACAGACTTCCTGAACCGTCCAAAGGTTCTCCGCTGCTATTTCCTTGAGTTTTTGCTGTATAAATCTATAATCAACGACAGCTCCAGGCGTTACAGTCAACGCCCCTTGCTGAATCGCTAAATCATAATCGAATTTATCTGTTTTTCGCTTTGCTGACAGCGTGTCTTCAGGTATAAAGCTGTGCTGCCATACATAAACACGACCATCACCAAGAGGAACAACGCCGCCGATGCTGGTCAAATCGACTTTCATCGAAAGGTCTACGCCTACATAGCAGTCACGTACGGACAAATCAGGCAGTTTCTTCCCTTCACTCGGCCCGCAATCGCGCCATGCATCCATCGGCATATAACCATTCTCCTTCTGATCCACCCACCGGTTCATGTTCTTGGTTAGGAAGTTTCTCATTTTTTCAGGCACATCAAGTGCCGTCTGGAGTTCTGAACGCAAAAAGGCAACCCCTTCTTCGTACGTGCATACGATCGGGTTTGCCTTCGGCCAGTTTCGTTCATCTTTTATATCATCGTCTTTATCCAACTCACAGATCATTACGAAATATTCCTCGTTTTCGATTGGGCTGTTAGGATCAACGATATCGGAACAATACTGGTATTCAGTGAAACACGGTTTCGACATGTCAAAGCCGGCTGTTGTAATGATAACGAGCAATGGATTCGGTCTTGCAACCATACCGGATATCAGAACATCGTATATCTCGCTCGTTTCGTGAACGTGGTATTCATCCACGACCCCCAAACTCGGGTTCTTACCGTCACCAGTTTTACGAGCTTCCTTGGACAATGGCTGAATCACGCTGCCGCTGCGCAAATGCCGGATCCGACCGTAAGAGTCGGTAAACTTCCCCTCAAGCATCTCAACGCCGCGGATTTGGGTTAGAATTTCCCCATATACGATGCTTGATTGCTCTCGGCCCCATCCAGCAATGTAAACTTCGGACTGTTCCGGCGATAGAAACGCCTCATAACTTGCGATTAGTGCAAGCAATTGGGACTTTGCATTCTTCCGCGCCAACTGGATGTAAGCCTTTCGGAACCTTCTAAGGCCGTTATCACGCCGTTTCCACCCAAAGATATTGCCTGTTACAAAGAGTTGGAACGGCGTTAACTCGATTGGTTTCCCGGCCAAAACACCCTTACTGTGTTTAAACATCCGTGCCCATCGGTAGAATCGGTATACTTCATCTATGTCAAAGTAGAACAGGGAATCATCGGAGTCGCTTTTCTGGATATCCTCAAGGAATCTAGCGCATGCCGACCTATGTTTTCTGCACGCTACTACCCGACCATCCACCACATCTTCTGAGTATTGGACAATCGACTCAATCAAGCGTTCGATTTCATTCATAACACATCACCAAACATCTTCTCTTCTGCTGTCTTCGGCTTCTCCTCCGACTTCTTAGGAACCACTAAACGGCAACGAGAACTGATGGTTAATCCAAGATCCGCAGCAGCTTGTCGGCATTGTTTGAATAGCTTGTCCTGGCTTATGAGCAGCTCACCATAAGACTCATTCGGTATCTTTATAGTTTCGCCGCTCTTTGTTTCTGCATCAACCATCACAGGCATTGAGCGCAACGATTTATTTACCCTTACATACTGCTCTCGGGCCAACAAAAAACGAGCTAAGGCATCCACATCCAGGTTAGACATGATCTCAATGCGCATTAGCTCGTTTGCAATTTCTTCGAATTCAGTTTTCAACTTTTTGGGAAGGTAGCTCGGCGGCTTAACATTGTCATCCTTCGCCTTCACCTCGCTCTCCAGGCGCGTTTTGATCTCTTCTTTGGTCAAATGCTTCTTCCCTTTAATCAGAAGCAAATTTAAAGGCTCCCTCTGCCCAGCCATACCGGACCCTCCTTTCGAAATTTTTCGTGGGGAACTTTCTTCGCAGAAGACGGCGCGCCGGTCTTCGGAAGCGTGAATCGAAAATTTTTTTTGCCTCCCCCGGCACCCCTCGGCACCTCCCTCGCCCCCTCCTTTAGCCCTCGCGGACCTCGGAGCAACGCAGGAGTTTGTACAGATAGACGTTGTCATACTCACCAACAACCATGTCAAAGCGTGCATTCGCCTTCTCTGGTGTCTTGAAGTATTCCATCTTGGCTTACACATCCTCATCATTGCTCGTACTCACTGCAAAGCTTGACGGATGCTCACTGATATCCGTTGACTTCTCCATTACTGTTCACCCTTTCCATGCACTTTGTTATGGCATGCATTGCACAGGCTTATCAGGTTGCTCAACACTACTCTTAACATCCAGTGCGTCTTCAGTGGCTTGATGTGGTGTACCATGTCTGCTGGTGTCACACGATTATCTTTTAAGCAATGCTGACACAAGCCATGGTCTCTCATGAGCACGGCCTCCCGGGCTCTTTGCCACTCTACACTGTGGTAAAAGTCCGTGGCTTTTTTGTCCCGTATGTGTCGGTCATAGTATCGGTTGGTGTCTCTCCTGTGTGTAGTGCAGTAACCATCAGATGTTAACTCTCTACATCCTGGCTTGTTACATGGCCTTAATGGTTTAGTCGGCATATATGTTTAACCTCAGCCGATCATTATAGCGTTTTGCCCACCTAATCGCGTTAGGAATATCGATGTGAGTTTTGCCGTAACATGTGTGCAGCATTATTTCAGAATCCGACACAAAACCTCGCCACCAAATTTCGCCCAATTTTAGGTACCCATCTTGTTGGAAGTATTCTTGGTCAACATATCCCCGGACCTGTTTCTCAAGTTCTCGCCATCCTATCGGCTCTACTCTTTCGCAATACCGATCATAGGCGTGCCGGTCTATCCGTATTTCCCTTTCAATGGTCATTCTCTCCTCTCTCCTTTAGAAATCGAAATTAAAAAACCGCCTCTCGGCAGCTATAATCACAAAATATTGGGCAATTACGGGAAATATATACAACATATTGTGACTGGATGGTATAATAGATGAAATAATTATTTGGAGGTGAAACTATGTTGGAAAAGAAGGCATTAAAACCGCTGTCTTACTTCAGAAAACATAATTCTGATACGATTCACAAAAGAGTCGTGAGATTAGTTGCAAACAGATTACATAATAACGGTTATCGACTCATGGCCGACCACATTGGTTTGTCCCAACCACCAGAGATGAATGGTTACATCCCAGATATTGTTGCCGACATCAACGGATCAATCCATATCATCGAGGTGGAAACTCTTGATAGTTACAAAGATCCTCATTCTATCGCACAATTAAAAGCCTTTAGCAAGACAGGCCACAAAACTTCCATAGTCATCCCATGTGATGAATTTTCTCGCCCGTTACACGTCGCAGCCGTTAGAACAACTCTTCGAAAACATGGACTAAGTGTAACAGTTGGTGCATGCGACATTACAACAGGCGAAGTAATGTTCTTTTGAATAATGGGTTGCCCACTCACAGTGGGCTTTTTTTATTTTAATTCATAATAAGGGACACCGAGACCGTGCCGTATAGTTATCTCGGCATCCCGTATTCACCCGTCATATATAGGTGGCAAGCGTAATACAAAAAAGAGCCGCTTTTTTAGCGACTTTTATTATATGCTATGTTGTTTTTTTCTCACTGATCTTATTTATTGCAAAATCCTTGAGAACCTGTCTTCTTATTTCTTTAGATTGAGAGCTGAATACCATGTTCACTTTGCGTTCATTTACTTTTGAAGAGTTCGTTCCTTTATTGCCTTGTTTCACGCTTCTTCACCCCGTAGATAAATTAAATTCAACAAATGCTGGTGATCGAAGCATTCCATTCTTAGTCCAGTTCCGTGTTTTTACCTTTGCTCTTATTCTAGGCTCAAGGTATACGAAATTCTTATCTTCGCCAGTTACGATTGATTTACTTACTCCGTAGAATGCTTGTTTAGCTTTAGGCGGTACACCAAGCTCTATAATCCCGGTTGGACGTAGTCTTCCTGACTCGGTAACGACTGAAGTAAGCCATCCAAACTCGTCTTTACGGTATCCAGTGATAAATACCTCTGCATAAGTCCAGTTAATCACCTTTTGCCATGATGGAGATCGGCGGCTCTCATATACGCTATTCATTCTCTTTCCAACCATACCCTCAAGCTCCTGAGCTTCCATCTGACTGAACAATGTCTCTCCTTCTGCTTCAATAAACGGTATTATTCCAAAGTGTTTATTCGGCATTGAAATGCTGCTTAGGATTTCCTTGCGTTTCATCAGTGGCAGCTTGCGTAGGTCTTGGCCCTTATAAGAAAGAATGTCGAATACCACATATGTTACCGGCTGAGTGACAGTTATCTGCCGTATCTTATCTGGTTTCTTGGCCTGGAACCGGTTCATCACCATTTCGAAGTCAATCGCGCCTGTCTCTGGATCGGTACAAGCCACTTCTCCATCGAATATAATGTCATCACCAAATGGATGCAGTAGCTCGGGATATTGCCGTGTACAATCCGTCTCATGTCGGGTGTATAATTTGATTTTTCCACCTTGCTGAGAAAATATTAGCCTATGACCGTCTATCTTAGGTTCAAATATATAGTTTGAATGACTGAAAGGGCTATGCGCCGTTTCTAGTAACATCGGGGATATAAACACAAAACCACCTCTCTACTGATTATACAGTTACGAATAATCAGTGATTGGTGGTAAGTAATGTAAGATTTCTCAATCTATATTTATGGCTCCAAATCATCAGAATTGGCATTGTATTCAGTGGTTTCAATTTCAAGGAAATGAATCATAGCCATATCCTGCTCTTGATTCTTAAAATTGCTTTTATCCAACTTCAGAATATCAAAAACAAATTCAGCAAATTCATCTTTATGATTTCTAGTGTTTTCTTTTGGTGGGTTCAAAATACGATTGATGCTTCCTGTATACAAGTCAGCTAGTTGGATTAGTATACTCGAAATGGAGCTAATTGGGCTAAAAGTGCTTAGTACAAGAGAATCTTTAAAGTAACCTTCAAAATTTGTTACCATATGTTGCTTCAACTCAGCAAGAAAAACCGCGTCTGTCCCTTCCTCCATATCCTTCCAGAAATTAATTGACCTAGGTAATGTTACTCTCCCTGTAGACACCTCATGTTCAATGCCATGATGAACATGTTGGTAGTAAAGTGAGTAAACTAAATTATCAATAGACTTTGATCTGCTCTTGGATCGCTCTGTAACAACCGCCTTCAAACTAATCATATCTGATAATGAAACCAATTCAGTAAATATTTCCTTATACATCTCCAACTGATGTTTTTTCATTTCAGTGAAATGAAATTCTTTCGGCAAATTCCTATCTGCTCTATCTCTTCTCCATTGACTAAAATGCGCTTCTAATGATCTTACTCTCTCTGGTACAAGTACCCAGAGGCCTCCAATGATCAAATATGTATCATTCTTACCACTTTCGTCAGCATATATTGAAACTACTGGATTCCCAGGCTTGTTAGCTATTTGTTGTTCTTTTTCTATTTCCTCACTACTTTTTCTGAACCACCTTATCTTGTCATCCGCTTGAAACAATTTATATTCGTTTTGAATCTTTGCCCTTGCTCTTGCAATTGATGTGTCTCTTTCCAACTTAAACATTTGATTAACATCAACTACATTTCCTTTAAACCCTTGGAAAATTTCCCAGTACTTTAATTTAAGCACCATATCAGAGTTGCGACTCTCTTTAAAGTTGTTTAGTATATACGCCACCCTTGAGATGAGTGTATCTAACTTCCCAGTAGCTAGAGCAGTGTTTAACCGATCAATCTCCCTTTGGGTTCTCTCAGCTTTAGTTATCCTATTTGAAGTAGGTTTTTTCTTCTCATCAGTAGATTCAGGTTTGATTGAACTATCTTCCGTCTCCTTAGTGTCCATACAGCACCTCCTACTTTTAGGTATATAATACCATTTACCTATTTACATTACTATAAGCCTATCCCACAAGGAATAGGCTATTTGCTTTATTGTCCAGTATCTTTTTCTCTGCTCTCTCAAGCATGGTCTGTACTGCGCCTTTTGTGATCCCCATCTCTAAGGCAACCTGTCTCATGCTGAAGCACAATCCAAAATGGAGAATATATGCTTGCTTTTCTCTCTCTGATAACGTACTTAAGGCATCATCTATCTGGAACCGTTCGAAGTCGGATAAGGTTGTCGGGCTACCACAGGCCGCTGGCTGCGCATATGACTGCATATGTAGCGGATCTACTGTAATGGTGCGTTGTCGGCCTGATCTGCGATGTATGCCCCTCCTTGGTCCTGGATTATGCCCCTTATGGAGCCAGTCAATTGCAAATTGCACATCGGAAAGCATGCTGTTGATTAGCTTTTTGTCTTCTTCATCCATAGGCAGCTCTTTAGCTTTCATTAGCTTGGCTCTTGCCTCTTTATAAAGCTTTAACAGGTCTTCCAATGTACTCACCCCTTTATATAATCAAATAAGTCCGTTTGCCCTTCCTTCACCACTTCAGTAGAGTCACATATTAGACCGTCTTCTAGCCATCTTGCTGGTGCTTCCTTCTCATAGTGGGGCCAAACCCTTTCCCCGGCTCTATGACGCTTAGGATCGGCTTCCTCGGCCTTTTGAGTCCAGACCCAATAGCTTTGTGCTTTTACGGTGTTAGGTGTCACTGTTATTCCTCCTTGACCATCAAACGTATGTTTTAACGCCGTATTTTTCTTTCAAGTAGTCACGAATGCTGTTGTACTCTTCTTCTGTGATATCCCAATTTTCCAAGAATTCCATGAAACTATCACGTGCAGCGATCTTTGTCAGTGCATACATAAGTGTGCTGAATTTTTCCGTATTCATTCGGTTGTTTCCTCCCCTGGGAGGTTGATATCCTCTAATACTGCTGGGTTGGTTTCCTCCTTTGGATAAAGGGAATCCATAATGCCTGAGAGAAACCACATTGCGGCATTGTAAACGCCCTTAGGGTCATTTTCCATCTGTTCAATATTTAAACTTTCCATTTCTAGCACGGTTTGTATTGCACTACGCAACTTCTTTTCCCGTGCCTTGCTCTCTTCCAACTCTCTACGCTGTACCACAAACCTTTGCTTATCTGCATAATAGTCACAGTTGATCTTGGCTAGTTCTTCTTTGGTGGCTGCGTATTGTTGGAGCCAGTATTCTAGCGCTTTGATGTACACGCTTTTACTCTCCATTGATGTAAAGTCCTTGCAACGTTCCATGTCTAGCTGCCAGTCTCTACTCATTCCACTACCTCCCCATTGATAATGTCCATGACCCTCTTAAATGCTGCTGGGTTTATGGTGCGTAGCTTCAGTTTATCTATTTCTCTAAGTACTCCGTCGAGTATCTTTTCTGCGTTTCTGGTATCTCCCGGCTTAATGGTGGGTACCCGATCAATAACGCAGTCACACGGCTCTTTTGCGATCTCTTTGATCTGTGTTCCCTCGTCTACCACTCCAGTCTCGTATTCAAAATAGCCTTTGTAATCGCATTCTGAGCATCCTATGGTGGGTACTGGTGGGGTGTCGGGGTCAAACTTGCCCATCCCTATTGCATCCTCGATCAAATCATATTTTTCAATAGGTTCAACTTGTGTAAGCCAAAACTTAGCGGCTTCTGGGCTTTCCTCCAGCCATTTCATAAGCTTATCAGCATCTATTAGCTTTACTTGGTTATTCATGGGTTACCTCCTTGACTGGTTGCATTGCCTTGCCACAGCATTTATGGATTTTATCAAATGGCCCATAAGCCAGAACGAAACCGCATGATTCACACTTTTGAGCATTTCCCCATCGTCTCACATAGTCATCCTGCAACTGTTGTCTATTCATATCTTCTCTTCTTCCTCTCTAAAGGGATAACCTGAAGGGCCTTATACGGCCCCCGTTTCACTGGGTATTGCGGTCGAATCGGAGGCCTTCGGCCAATTAATCTTCTTTGTACTCATAAGTGTTTGTATCAGGATCAAAAACGTAGTAATCAGGAATACCCCCATGAACAAGATTAAATGCAAGTTCGTAGGCCTCTTTACTTTGGGATGGGTAGTTAGCAAATTCTTGTACCTTGTCGTATTTAAATCTATAGATGCCGCAATTACTGCTGCCTAAGTCTTCGTCTGCAAAGCTATATTCGATTTCAATTTCCGGGAAAATCCAAGCTATTTTTCGAATAAGGTCAGGTACGCCGTTCCATGCTGTGTTGAAATAAATAATTCCTCCGCCGTTTCGTTTGTCAGGTTGTTCGTAAGCATTCCACTTAGTTCCCCAGTTAAGCCTAGCCCAACCTAGAACAGTATTCTCTTCTCCCCATCTTCTTTCGTCTGCCAAACTAATTCCAAATACATCAGGTGAATTACCATACACCCATTTAGGCATAGGTGTGATTTTATTAAAATCAATCGTCCCAATACCCAATTCGTCATTCTTGATGAATTCAAGCACTTCATTTACTTGCTCAGTTGTACCTATGATTTTTACTTTGTTCGTAACATGGTTTGGCATCGTATTCTCTCCTTTGGTTTGGCATAGCCGCCATCGATTAAGGGCACGTACAGTGCATTCCCGGTCTGTTGCAATAAGGGCAAAATTCGACGAGTTCCATTTCGGGCTCAATGCGCCGGCATCTTGTGCAGTAATAGGATTCCGGATTGCCGCCATCGTCTCGGGTTGATTCGGTTTCGGCCCAGCAGCATTTTGTTAGATAACGATCCATGGTTATGCTCCTTTGTTAAGCGTCAAATGCAAAGCATCCGCAGCCGCCAATATCAAGTAAGTCGATTTGATTGCCTAGTCCAGATTCCCATTCTTCTCGCAATTGCCGGAGGGTTAGCGTCTCTTCTTTACCGTTTACCGTTCGTGTGAGGATGGATATATCTGTGCGGCCTAGGTACTCTTGCATTTCAAGCTCTTTTGATTCGTGATAAAGGTATAAGTCCCGTTTGTTTTGCAGCAGATTTATAAAATGTCCTTGTCCAGCACGAACACAGAAACCGCCGCAGTTGTTATGCGCAAATCCCATATCATAGAGCCGTGGTCTTCGGATTCCATCACGTTTTAGCGCTCTCAGCATTTCTTGCTTATCCCAATACGGTGATTCGGTCATTGGTGCTTTTAATGTGTACGGCTTCCAGTTCTTCTCGATGGAGGGAAGGCGGTGTATCTCTGTCCAGTCAATACCGACATATAAGACCACTTCATCAGGCTTAAAATTCGCCTCTACCCATTCCCTGGACACTTTCTGTTTGAGTAAATGAGAGCACTGGGCTATGCGGCTGTTACCGATCCATCTAACGTCTTTAAATACTTGCCAAGGGTCGCGCCCATCCTCTAACCAAACGAGGTCCACGCCCATTTTTACAGCCGTTTCGTTGAGGAACCGGTAAAGGTCCTCGTCTTCAATCTTTGTATCTGTAAACAACAGGATGGTGTCTTCCGTTCCGTGCTGTTCTATTACTCTCTTAGCTGCTGCCCAGCTACCAACTCCACCGGAGTACATGACTACGTGTTTCATTCCGTCTTATCCCTCCTTGGGTTTATAGGGCTAAAGAGTCTTTTATCTCGTCAATTACTGCATGCATGATATCGTCAAAGTCATCTTCTGGAGTCGCCGTTTCCCATATCTTGATTGCTTCGCGAGCCTTTTCATCTTTGTCATGGATTACAGAGATCAGTTTCATGTTGTTATCCTTTTGGTTCTCAGCTGCTACCTTCCAGAACACTACTTCTCCTTGTAGGCGTTCGATCTCTTGTAATAGGTATGAAACATCCTCGTAGTAGCCACTTCCAACCGGTGCCTTCCGCAATCTGTCTTTTATCTCGTCTATCTTGTTCTGTTCGCTCATTGTTATCTGCCCTCCATTGGAAATTGTTCGTTCAGAAAGTCTCTCAGTAGTTGAGCGTGATATTTGTTAAGCCAAATTGATTTCGCCGGAACAACCGCGCCCTGTTCACCTTCGTATTCCTGTTGAGCTTCTATGATTGTGATTGTTCCATTATTGAATAGAGCAACTGTGGTTGCGTTAAGCGCTTGTGCTTTTGGTTCGTGCATTTGTTATCTCTCCTTATGGGCTATTGTGGGGCTTATACAGCCCCTATACCGTTACTTTGGATTCAATGTATTGCCGGATTCCTTCAACCTCTTGTAGAAGCTGTCCGAGCGTCTGAGCAGTGCTATCCATGACTTTCATCTTTACCAGCTTGTTCAATGCGCTGCGGATGGTTGGGAAATAGCCGATCGTTTTATAAATGTCCGTTGTTTTGCCGCCTTCGCTTACCGATTGCTTGCCGGTATATTCCTTTATGATGAATTGCTGTCCATCCGATTCCAGATACAGGTTGTTTTCTATGCAAACTTTCATGTTATCTTCCCTCCAATAGTCGATCTACAAGGTCCTCTGACACTGTTTTGATTAACTTTTCTGCAAGCACCTTAGAAACATTTTCCGAAGTGACCAGCTCTTTGATTTGCTTATCGCTAAACATCTGTGTCAATCTCTTTTCCAATACGTTCTCGAGGGTCCGTTCGAAAATCTCTCCGAGGTATTGATAGTTCATGTATTTTTTCTTGAGCAAAAGGGTCAAATTCTTATCAATGCGCTCGATTATTTCTTTTTCTACGATGGCAGCAACTTGTTCTTCTGTTATTGTTAGTTCCATCCGTTATCTCTCCTTATATGGGGTATGGGGGTTAAGACTGATCTTTGTCGAATATGTCAATTCGAATCTTCCCTGTGCTGTAATCACTTTCTTGCTTGATTACCAAGTTTGAAGCTCCGTGTTCTTCTCGAAGTTGGTCCATTAATTCGAATATTTTTTCGTCCAGCATTTCGATGAATTGTTCAAGTTCCATCCTTTATCGCTCCTTTGGGGGTTAATGGGTTAATAGCCGGTGCTGCCAAAGCCGCCTGTGCCGCGTTCTGTTTCTCCTAGTTCATCTGCCTCTTCGAATGTTGTGTGAGTTACTGGAGCAATTACACCTTGTGCTATCCGGTCACCTTTGCGGATTAGATAATTCCCTTCTGGCTGATCAACCTTTTCTCCACCCAAACGAAGATAGATTGTTTTACCGTCAATTCCTATGCAATGACCTTCTTCGCATTGGGATATGTTATCGACAATCACAGACACCTCACCACGATAACCGGCATCAATAGTTCCGAGCTGAACACGAAGCTTTGTTATTGAAGTCACGCCCGACCGGGGCCGTATTTGCATTTCAAACCCTTCTGGAATCTCGAAGGCTAATCCAGTCTTAACTTTTGTTGTTTCTCCCGGCAGGATATGAACATCTTCTACCGCCACCAGATCAAATCCACTATCTCCGGGCTTTGCATATTTAGGGATAACTGCATCAGGGTGCAACTTTTTTACTCGCATGTTTTACCTCCATAATTTGTATTCACTGGAACACCAGTTTGGTTTGATGGGTGTAACAGGGTACGAAATAATTGCTATTGGCTCTTATGCTCTTTTTCGCTTGCTCTCTGATGGGCCTAAAATCGCCTCTATTACGTCCTGTTGGTACTCAGTCAGAGTTAATCCGTTATGGACAGATCGCGCAACCTGGGCCAAAACAAACGCATCTCGTACGTTGTTAGATTCGTGTTCGAACCCCCACAGTCGATTTATTGGGAGAATCATGTTTTCTTTCTTGGTTGTTCCTTTGCCGGTTGCGAATTTCTTTACCTGAGTCGGAGTGACTTCAATCCATTTCATGTTCTGCCGGTATAGTTCAAGTCTGATTGCATGGCCTAAACCAAATTGAAAGTCGATTCCTTTGCCCTTAGATCCGAAACTGAATCCTTCAATCGCTATCACGTCACCAAGTTCCAAGTTGTCGAATATGGTTTCTACAATCTCGCATATCTTGACTGTCTTGTCATTGGTATCTGGAGCAATTTCGAAACCATCCAGGTAATTCCCGTTCCGATCCAAGATCACAACTCCCGTTTCGCCGCTTGGATCGATTCCAATGTATCTTGTCATTTCGCCCGTCCCCTATCTTTATGGTCTAGTACATAGCGTTTTCCCCGTATTATCAGAACTGTAGGCTCACCTTTTTTGACTTTGTCGACGATTGCAGCCGGTCTGTATGGTTGGCCTTTTTCAAATACCTTTTTCATACGCTCACCCGCCATAAACTTGGTTTGTTGTTTCCTTCACCTTCACGCCGTTCAGCTATTTGATCGATCATATCGACTATCTTGTTTCGGATATATTCTTTGCGGTAAGGAGCCGGTACACCAAACATTGTCGCTTCCTCTGAAGCCTTGGCAATCATCCGATCAGCGCTTTGTAAGTGCTGGAATATGTGCCATTCCCAAGCTCCAAATATTTCATCCATCACTGGCTCATGATTCTTTTGCTTACGACCCATTCCGCACTCACTCCCAGGCGTTTTATTGCTTCCATAGCCGCATGCTTCCTACAGTCAAAGTCAAGTTCACAGTTCATTATGATTTCAATGAGTTCAACATCTTTCTTTCTCTCCATGACGTTCATTCACTTATCCCCCATTCATTCGCCGCAAAGCATCCTCTCGGCGCTTTGATGTGGCTGTATTTTCGTAAATGTCCGTGCAACCTAGGATCCGGTCAAATAATCGTCCTTGTTCATCCACTATATTTCCGTACTTGTCGTAGAGCAGCCAGTCTTCCAGTCGGTCTAAATCAAGGTTTGATGTGAAGTTTGTGATTTTCCCCTGCCGCCCGTTGATGATCGGGAACAATAGATCCTTGTATTCAAACTCTGTTAGGCTCCCGGCCCCCAATTCATCCAGTGTTAGCAGGTCGCAAGATACGGCCCCAGAAACGATGTCAGTGATCGATATCTTTGAGTTGTTTTTCATGGTTCCCTTCGCCATTTCGATCAACTGTGGAACGTCCAGGAAGAGGCATACATAACCTTGTCGGGTTAACTCATGATGGATAGCTGCGGCTAGATGACTCTTTCCGTTACCAGGAGGCCCGTAGAGGAGCAATCCAGTCTCTCGGGTGTCGTAACCCTTGACGAACTCTAAAGCGGCTGAGAGGGCCGTTTCCGTTCCTGTACGGCGCTCAAAACTATCAAACGATGCTTGCTTGAGTTTGTCGTTCATAATGCTCCGTGCAAATACCCGTTCCATCTGGCCCCTGCGATATCGGCGCTCATTCTCTTTCTCTTCCCGTTCCTTTTCAGCAATGACGCATGGGCAAGCTTTGTTTAGGCCCCATTGCTTTTTGAAGGGGAAAAAGGTTCGGGTGATCTCTTGGCGGCATCCGAGGCAGCAGTATGTTCCCTCATACTGATCATCTGCGAACAAACTCGTTGTACTTCGAAGGGGCCTTGTCACTTCCGCTTGCCTGTGGTTGGACTCTAGCTCCCGAAGCATACCCTGTATTGGTGACCGGCTTACCGTTCGAGTTGGAATGGTAGGAGCCGTTCGCATTGTATTGATTAGCAGTTGTTTGTTCTCGGGAGAAAGGTTCAGATTGTCTACGTTCACCGCGTTGCTCCTCCTCTTCTACTCTTTTGACAACCCAGTTTAAAATGGCTAGGTAATCACTCTTATATTTCTTGCCGTTTGATCCTTTGTAATTGTTCAGAATCTCAATCATTCGATTCGTCTTCTCTTCCCCGTGGGAGGAAATGAGTTTGTCATATTCCTCCCGAGAAAGAGTTACGAATTCTGCGTAGTGTATTTTATTTATCTTTTCTTTTACTTTCCTTTTACTTTTACTTTTACTTTGTGTACTTTCTTCCCTAGTTTCTGCGTCAGAAACTATACAGGAATCCGGCAATAACTCGTTTTCCGCGCCGTTACTGGACTTTTTACGCATCTTCTCACGCTTATCAACCACTACTTTTGACCGTTTTTTCACCCCTTCGGATGTCAAAACACCTCTTTCGTGGTATGCAACAGGATCAAAACACTCTCTTTTAATCGCAGTTTGCATCATATTGCTGAATTTCTCCGGTGATACTTCCACTTTCTTGGCGAGTATCTGGAGGGTTTCTGCGTCAGAAACGTCTAGCTCAAAATTAGGCTGCCGATAAATGAGTTCCAAAAGGATAAAGTAAAATGCGTAACCGTCATTACCGTACAGCATCCGCAGCGCTTCAATTTTGGTATCATTCACCGCATCCGTATCATGAGGGAAGTAATCCATTCCTTCTTTGCGAGGACGCGCCATTCGTCACCCCTCACTCTCTTTCGCTTTATCACGCATTTTTCTAAGGACAGCGGAAGGATCTTTTCCTAACTTCTTTAGGGTCAAGTATTCAAGTAACATTGGCATCCAGGTTCGTTTACTGGAGTGCACCAAAGCGTGCATCTCATTTGAGAGCAGAACACAGTTCCAAACCTCATACTTTCCGTTACCGCCGCCCATGCCACTGTATACAACCCGATGAAGATGAAGGCCGGGACCGGGCTTGCCACTTAGCAAGCACCAGTTCCCGTCACGCCTTTTGACTTCTTCTCTGACCTGTTCTTTGGAGAGTTCAGATCCTTCTTTCTTTCTAGTCCGTTGCTTGGTCTGAATCTTGTTACGCCGTTCTTTCGTAGCCTTCCCTGGTTTGGGTACAGGGTGAAATCCGAAGTCATTCATTCAGACACCTCCTAGAACGGGAGATCATCGTCAGATATATCAATTGGTTTTCCGTCTTCACTGAAAGGGTCTTGATTGTTACGAGTGGTGTTCTGGTTATCCGGTTGTCTGTTTTCGCGATTCGATTCAAGGAAACGCACATTGTCCGCGATAACTTCCGTTACATAAACGCGCTTGCCTTCGTTGTTTTCATAGTTACGTGTCTGAATGCGGCCTTCTATGGCTGTCAGACGACCTTTACGCAAATAGTTGGCGCATGTCTCAGCCAACTGCCGCCATGTCACGACTGGGGGGAAATCAGCCTCACGTTCACCACTTTGATTAGTAAAAGGCCGATCAACAGCTAACGTAAATGTTGTTGTTGCAACCCCTGTTGGGGTGTATCTCAATTCCGGATCCCGGGTTAATCTGCCGATCAGGATAACTCGATTTAGCATCTATAAACCTTCTTTCTCAACGAGCCACAAGCTCGGAATAATGAATGATTTTATTAAGGCGTTTTGTCTCACGGCAGTACCGACATGATTCGCATCGAATTGGTTCTTCCCGACCTGCCTTTACCTCTATAAGTCGAGGCATACGCGCTTGAATGGATTCCAGTTCTCGATCAACATCCATTGCATTTATGCTGATGACTGCCTTATCTGGTGGATCTTCTTTAGATACAGCAACGATATACGGCTCAATCCAACCGTCACGGCCATGCTGCCGCCGCTCAACCTCTGCATATAGCGCCATCTGGGTTACATATCCCTGGGCTTGCACGAACGATACATAACCGCCTTCAGGGTCCCAGGTCTCCTTTGTAATGGATTGCACGGTCTTAATGTCTGAAAAACGCAGCCGTTCTGGATTGTAGTTATCCATTTTGATTTTCCATTGAGCCCCAGCAAACTCCGCAGTCATGATAACTTCCTTCTGTCCCTGAAGGATAAACATACACAAGGGATCATCAGCCAATGTCTGTATCATCCGATCTGCAAAACGATAATCCGCCTTCAGTTGTCCCTTGGTCGGTCCTTTTGATGAAATGATCTGCGGATGTGTATCCTTGAACTCTTGAAATGCTTCCGGACTTTCAAAGAATGCATGCACATAGGAGCCAATCAGAAGGGCATCGGAGGGTGGTTCACTCCACCCCTGAAGCTTTGCCATTGCCTGGGCTTCACAGCTCAGAAAGTCCTTGTACTGGCTGTTAGACCAGTATTGTAAATTAGCCTCATTCGAGTGGTAATTTTGATTGTCCAGTTTGAACATCAGATTCACCGCCCGTCTCTTGAGCTTGCAATTGTTTGAACTCTTCCTCAGCCGCGGTTGTGATCTTAACCGGCTTGAAGTTGAAATAATCCTCTCGTTTTGCCATGTTGTCATTCAACGAACGCCATATGTTTGCAATTCTAAGAAAATCATTTTCCGTGAATGACTCCTGGCTGCAACCCAAATACTCCTCAATCATTTCTTTGGTTACACCGTATTTTTCATGGAACTTGAGAAGGGCATTTCTGACACGATCAGCCAACGGTTCTTTATAGCCATCCTTAAGCGTCTTCCGGCACTGCTCTAATGCAGCGTCAACGATATCTCCAGGAATAACACCAAGGATACAAGCACGCACCCTACGGGCCCCCATATTTGCGGTAAGCTCGTAAACGTCCCGAGGATCGTCTAATTTGCTGAGTTTCCCTTTTGCTTTCCGTTCGTGCTTGACATTAAAGATCATGGAACGCCGTGTATTCGTTTCGATATCCCAAGCATATGCTTCCATCTTCGAGACTCCATTGACCTGTTCGAGCTCAATCACGCCGTATTCCATGTTCCCCCAGTTTTGCGCAATGACTTCTGCAAGTCGGATAGATGGGCCACTAACCTTAGATCCGCCTTTCGGAAACTCATATTCTGCTTCTTCAGCCAACTTCTTGCGTTGGCAAGCTTGCATAATGCGGTTAAATGCCGCTTGCTGGTCACGAGGGAACTGCTTCGCAGAAAACAACGCCGCCTTCACCTGTTCACTTTGGCGCGTTGCCACCATTTCAGCAGCCGCAGAACGTGCTTGCGGCGCTGATGGAAGGTAGCTCGAATAATCTATCTCTTGTTCATTATCGAAACTCATCCCTTTACAACCTCCTAAAAAATATGTTATTTTAACCGTAAGAAAATTTTGAAAATGATCTTTCAATGACTACAGTTGCAGCTGTGGTCATTTTTCGTTAATAAATCGTTCTGCAACTCCTTCAAATCGTCTATAACAGGATCCAGCATTCCGGCAATAAGTTGTTGAGCATCAATGCTGCCATACTTGGTTGGACGCTTCTGACACTCCTGTAATTCCTCAAGAAATGTTATAGCTCTTTGCAATTGCCTCAAGGCTCTCCCCTCCCCTGATCCGTCTTCTGATTTCATCGTAAGTGCCGTATTGAGCGTCACTACTAAAAATGAATTTTGGATAAGGACCGTCTGATACTCTGCCTCCCACAAACGCCAGAGCTTGGATGTCGGCGTATTCTTCGCTTGCCTTGATGCGGTAGCCTAGGTTCATTTGTCCTCACCTACCGTAATCACTACAGCACCCATAGCAGTTGCTAAGCACCGATAGTTGCAACATAGTCCATCACCAAACTGCACGACTTCCTGACCGGCATATATTTCTGCGTTACACCCAAGGCACTCGTCAACCACTTCGGACTCTTGCGGATCCGGCAGGCCTTGTTCGAATCGATCTAGGTTCATAGCTGCCACTCCTTCAGTCGAAGTTCATTCTCTAACCGGTGAATCTCATTGTCGATCAAGTCACTTCCGGCCCCATACAACAAGTGCTGGTGACCTTTGATTCTGTAAAGTTCTTTGAGACGGATGTAAGCTGCTAAACGTTGGTTTAAGCGTTCGTTTGTCATGTCGACCCTCCTAAATTTGATTTTGAAGTTCATCAATGACCTGAAGCATCTTTGTATCTCCGGCCCATTGGGTACGGGATCTATTCAAAAAGCTTTTAAGTTGATCGGTTGTGCATTTACGATCAATGCAGTTTTGAAAAGCAGCTCTCAAGGATTCATCTGGTTTCGGCATGTGCTTACTCCTTTCTTCAGGAAACCTTCGTCCTGGATGTAATCAATAGCACCGCAAATATCATGCAACCAATCCATTTGACCAGCCGTATAAGCTACCATAGACAAGTTACTTAGCTCATCTAAGGTGCGGATGATCTCAAGATTTTGCATCAGGTACGGCGCTAACACTCGAAGCGTTAATTCATCAATGATCAAGTTGCCTTTCTTGTCTAAGTTCAAGAATGTTATCTCGGCTAATTTACGATGGCTAGGATGGATAGCGAGGCCTTTCATGGGACCACTCTCCATTTCATTGGATTAAACTAAAGTGCCAATCGACAGTTCCTTGACTATGGTCGTGTAAATCTCTTTCAGTCGAGCATCAGCTTCAATCACGTCCAGCCGGTTCGTTTCGTTGATCTTCGTTTTGGTGGCTCCCGTATCAGCTAAACGATCCTGTAGATTCTTCAGCCGGATGTTCAGCTGGCACTTACCGCGTTCTTCGAGCAGTTGGTAGCTTTCTGTCCGGATGTCTCGGAAGCTCTTACCGGATCTCCGAGCGGCACCGTTCAGCATTCCGTTGATCTTCTGTCTCCAGTTATCATCACGTTGCAAGAACGTCTCTTTGATCGTTGCAAGCTGCTGTTCATGTTCCTGCTGTTTCTGCTCGATCTGTAATTGACGGTGTTCCATAGCGATTAGGAGCTGGAGTTGAGGGCTTAAGCCGGTTAAGTCTATTGCCGTTTCCTTCACTCGGTAATAATCATCAACAAGCATTTCGTAAGCTTCCCATGCTCGCTCGGTGTTCAGTGACTTTGCATGCATCCAAGCTCCCTTTTCAGTCCAGAGATACAGGAGTTGTGCATTTTTCGAACTATCCGCAATTTGCGTACGGTCCAGAAAAGAACGCTTTTCGTTACCAGACAAAACAAAGTAGTGCTTTCCTGATTTATAACGCTCAAGGTTTCGTCCGAAATTCTCCGAGATTCTTCGAGCATCGGTTCCGAATGATTCTGCAAGTTGTGAAGTGGTAAGAACTCTTTGACCTTGATGCTCGATAGGTTGTAGTTGACTCATTTCATTGCTCCTTTCATCGAGCCCTCTGCTCTCTTATCCACATTTCAAGAAACTGTCTAGTCTCTTGTGCTGGAAAGTACCACTTACCTCCGATTTTTCTCTTAACAAATCTCGGGTCATAAAAAAATGTATTCTGAATCGTGCTCCAGCTCATACACGTCCGTTTGGTTAGTTCCCCTGAATCCCAAAACACAAGATCCTTGTCAGCGTCTTTTAGCATCTCGGCTATTTTTTCTTCGTAGATTTTCAAAACTTCAGTTTCATTAAGCTGAACTGTAACCAGACCTCCCATTTTTCCTCCTTTCTCAGAACATCATGCAGTGTTCTGGTTAGTGGAATCGAACAGATATTCAAGATCGCAGTTAGGAAAGAAATGACGTTTTATTTTGGATGCCTCGTCATAATAAAACCGAAACTTCCCATTTAACTTATCATTGACAGTGGCATACCTAACGCCCAAAACTTTCGCCATATCGCCGATGGTCACATCGTTCCTTGTCATCTCTGCACGAAGGTTTTTGTACAACCTACTCACCTCCTTCCTGCTGATGAACGCAATTGCGTTCGGCTTGATTCAAACTATAAACGCATTTGCGTTCAAAGTCAACGATAAATTTATTTAACTGAACGAATTTGCGTATAAATATCTGTTTACACGGAAAGATTTATATTGTATCATGAGGTTGTATACGAAATTTCGTATACATATTAGTTTAGGAAGGCGGATTGAAAGTGGAGAAAGCTGTGATTATAGATAAATTGATCGAAGAAATGGGCTTGAGTAGACGAGCTTTTGCCGAAAAAATCGGGTTGCCGGCTACAACACTGCAATCTATGCTATCGAGAGGAGTCGGAAAAGCATCGGTTGATAACGTAATCAAAGTGTGCAAAGGTCTCGGAATTACAACAGACCAACTTGAAAAGATGGCCGAATTTGGGACCACTGATCTTAGAGAAATTGAAAAGTTAGACAGCAACAACAAACTTAGCGAGGAAGAGATTATTACTTTAGCTGCCCATCAAATAGGTCATGACGGTCCGTTATCAGAGCAGGAAATAGAACAAATAAAACTTGCTATGAAGATCGCATTATCTAGAGAAAAATAATCTCACCATCTTGATGAACAGCAGGAGGTAAACCTTATGATTACGTACGATGATTTGGTAAATGAGATAGATGTTTTGCTGGATGATCGCGCTGATTTGCCTTCAAGGTTTAAGGGATTATATTTAGAAACAAGGTCCAAAAAATTCATAATGATTAGTAAGTACATAACCAGTGAGTGCGAGAGAAAATGTGTTCTCGCTGAAGAAATTGGCCACTATCATAAAACTGTTGGAAACATTTTTAATCAACGAATTATAGAAAATAAGAAGCAAGAAGAAATTGCCCGTAGATGGGCCTATGAAAAGCTTGTTCCTGTTTCTGCTATTCTAGAAGCCTATCGAAATGGGGTTCGTAATAGATTTGAGTTTTCTGAAATGCTGGGTATTTCAGAGGATTTTTTGGAGGATGCATTAAATTACTACAAAAGCAAATATGGTTTACATATCAGTTTAGATGACAAGGTCATTTATCTTGACCCTTTAAATGTATTTGAATAACAAAATTAATCATTCTGCGCTTTCACCGCATAATGCGGTTTAACATACACCGAAACAGAACATACATTCGGAGGAGAGGGAGTGTAATGGCAAATTTCAAAAAACATAGTACTGGTTGGGAGTATCGACTTAAATACAAGGATCCATTCACACAGAAGTATAAGGAAAAATCACAAAGAGGATTCCTTACAAAAAAAGAAGCACAACTAGCTGCGGCTGCCTTTGAAATGAGTATAAAGGAAGGTTACGAGCAAACAGAGGATATAAAGTTAACCGCTTTTCTTGAACGCTGGATGACAGAATATAAAGAGGGAACGGTTAGAAAAAACACTCTGGTTTTGCATCAAAATAATATAAAGAACCATATTATTCCTTATTTCAAAGAGATTAATTTGAGAGAAATCAAGCCGATTATGTATCAGGAGTTTTTGAATTCTTTAACAGGATCCTATAGTAAACGGACTGTCGAATTAATCCATGCAACGATGCATAATGCCTTGGATAAAGCGGTAACTTTGGGGAAATTAGAAAAAAATCCTTGTGTTGGCGTAACTATTAAAGGCCAAGAAAAAAAACAACAAAGTATTCACTTTATTGAATCAAGTGATATTCCTAAATTCTTGCAAGCTGCTCATCAGTATGGATATATCTATTGGATATTTTTCAAAGTTCTGATAGAAACAGGTATGCGAAAAGGTGAAGCAGCCGCTTTGCAATGGACAGACATAGACTTTAAGAATCAAACAATCACCATTGACAAAACACTTGATTTCACAGCTAAAACCAAAGAAGAGCTGTTTGGTGACCCAAAAACCTTCAACTCTAAAAGAACAATTAAAATGAGTAGCTCACTAACAAATGATTTAAGGTACCACATGAATTATCAGAATCAGAATAAACTAGCGATTAATGATCTATATCACCATGATTTAAACCTTGTTCTCTGTAGAGATGATGGTAATTTCATGCCTAAGTCTTCATTGTTCAATTCATTTTCAAGAATATTGAAAAGAGCTGGGATTGAGAGCATCCCAATCCATGCACTTCGTCATACCCATGCAGTAATGCTACTTGAAGCCGGTGTAGAAATGAAATATGTTCAGGAACGCTTAGGTCATGGGAGTATTCAAATTACTTCAGACGTGTATGCTCACATTTCTAAGAAGATGGAGAAAGACAATATGGAGAAATACGAAAATAGATTTTCTGGGGGCGTTTTGGGGGCACATCCTTCGAAATGA